CTTCCCGGCCGTCGGGCGACAGCCAGGAGACGAGAAAGAAGTCGAGGTCGGCTTGCCTGGCCCAGCGGATGTGCTCGGCAGCAACCGCGCGGTCATCGCTCGCATACCAGCCGAGCTTGGGCGTGTTGGTGACCGGCTCGCTGGTCCACCTCTCCTTGTAGTACCACGGGTAGTAGTACGCTCCCAGCAGCCGCTCGTCCGCTTGCCGCTGCGGCTCGGCGGCAAGGGCGAACGGCGGGAGGAGAAGGACCAGGAGGACCAGCGCTGCGCGCATGAGTGGCTCGCACAAAGACGGCATGCGGTGTGACGGTCGTTGCAGCCGCGAAAGCGGCGGTACCCCATAGCCCACAGCGTAAGCTGTGGGACACCGAGGCGGCAAGGTTTTCACGAGCCGCGTAGCGGCGACACGAGCCAGCGGCGGCAGGTGTCGCCGCGACGCGGCTATCCGCCGGCCAGTTTTCATCTCCCCCGGCTCACGCCGGGGGTTTAGGGGTATCGCTGCTCCGCAGCTACGCCTCCCCGCTCGCCGATTCGGAGTGTCGCATCCGCACGGACGGTCCCTCGCCAAACTTCGCCGCGTAGGTTTCCACCAGCGACCGCGGGCGGATTTCGTAAGTGGCGGCAGTGCCGAAGTTGAGTTGCGAGAGTGGACGCAACAGGTCGCGGTCCACGCAGCGGATGATTTCGGCCAGCTCGGTTTGCACGGCAGACAAGGCCACGACGAACGGGATCCAGCGGCCGGAGAAACCGCTGCCGGTGGAGGCGGCCTGGATGATCTCCGGCGGGATTTCCAGCGCCTTCCAGATGTCGAGATCGAGGTCCCGCTTCCACTGGAAGATCTGCGTGTGGCCGTAGACCGGCGCCGGCGGCGAATAGTCGAGCGCCTTGGCTCCGTCGCGGTCCTTGAGCAGCGGCAGTGCGATCGCACCGCCCGATTGCCGCAGCTCGGTGATCTCGCGGGCCAGGTCGCGCCAGGAAACGTCTTCGCCGCTCGGCAGCGTCACCTTGCGGTCCGCCGGATACCAGAAGATGTCGCCGACGTAAGCGTCCTTCATCATCCGCAGCCGCAGCGTCTCCTTCGCCCCGCCGCGCATCCATTTCTCGAACCAGGCCGGATAGGCCCGCGCGAGCAGCGCACATCCGTACGGCCGGCTGTGGTCGGCATCGAACGTGACCACAAGGCCGCGCGGCGCGAGAAACCGCCGCTCGGTTTCGCCGTCTTTGACCACAAAGCCGACCGGCCGGTCGTCACGTACCAGGAGACGAGATTGTGCGACTGGCCGGTCGCGAAGTTCGGAGATCTCCCACATTCCACCGGCGGCCACCTCTCCCGGGGGGAGAGGGGTTTGAAAACCTGCCCCACGCAGGAACACCTCGAACGGCTGAAAGCCATACAGCTTGGCCCGCACGAGCTGGTGGGCGCACTGGCACCAGATGCGGTCCCACTGCTCGTGGACCCAGCGGTTCACATCCTCGCGCGGGCCGGTCACCTCGATTTCCGCACTCATCAAGAGGCCGTTTCGAGCCCCGAGTGCGACCCGCACCTGCGGATCGAAACGCATCAGCTCGGCAATGTGCAAGTTGAACGGTGGAAAGTCGTCGAAGCGGACGCTCGGCGCGGCCAGGGCCAGCGTCGTGCGGCGTGACGTTTGACGACCGATGAGCAGGTCGCGGATGGTGGTGAAGAGGGACATGGGAGGCCTCGTTAGGTTCAAGGTTCAAAGTTCAAGGTTCAAAGTTTGCGGCACAGTCCAAAGTCCAAGGTCCAAAGTCCAAAGTCCAAAGTCGAATTAAGTTTGAACTTTGAACATGGAACTTTGAACCCTTACGGTTCATCCGGAAAACTCTTGCGACTTCCGCCCGGCGGCGATCCGGACGAAATCTCGCTGATGCGCCGCACCGTTGCCCGCGAATGCCGCGGGTCGACGCGGAAGTTCGAGACGGTCGGAATCATCTCCAGTGATTGCGGCGCTTCGGGGACGTTGAGTCGCCCGCGGCTGATGTCGTACAGCTCGCTCATGTACGCGTCGTACTGGCTTTGCAGCGGCACTGGCGCCGGATCGCCGCGACGAATCGACAGCAAATAGGCCGCGATGGCCGCATTGGCATCGCGGCACCAGGCATTGCCGGTTAGATCCGCCAGAACGTAGCGCAGCTCGAGGTACGCGTTCATCCGGCCGGCGGCCCTTTCGATCGCGCGGGTGATGTAGCCGGTTTCGGTCGCGTTTAACGTGCCGCTCGTGTCGTCATCGACACTGGCCAACAGGGCGGCGGGGTCCCAGAGGGATTCGATGTCGGGTTTGGTGCAGTAGGTTTGCATGAGAGTTGTTAGGGTTCGGGGTTCAGGTATGAATAACGAAATCCGAAGCACGAATGACGAATGAAGGTCGAATGCCCAATGACGAATGCCGGAAATGCCAATCATTCGTCATTAGGGCTTCGTCATTCGTCATTGCTACGCTAGTAGCTCCCTCCCGTGATCCGCCCATACGCCACGACCTCGGGCACAAACAGCCCCGGCAGGCCGTTGAATACGGCGCACAGCTCCCAGCCGCTGGGGTCGTGCACGGGATACGCGTACGGATAGAAGCCGAACCGCTCGGCCTTTTCGCCGCCGGGCCCTTCGGTGACGATCTCGGAGCCCTCCAGATACGTCGCCCAGCTCGGGCTCGGCTCCGGCAGGAATGCCGCGTGCGTGTCCTCGATCAGCTTCGTGTAGGACTCGCTGCTGCCAGTCCACACATCGAGGCCGTAGTCGATCACGTGGAAGGTGATCCACGGCAGGGCCCGCAGCACGGCCGAGAACTCGCCGCTGGCCACGCGCTTCATCGTTTCGAACACGGTGCTCTCGCTGCCTCCCTGCTGCTGCACCTTGGTGTTATTGACGATGTGCTGCCAGCCGACGCTGGTCAGCACCACATGGGCCAGCCCCATCCCCGTGAGCTGCACCATCGCCGCATTGACGTTGTGCAGGTGCTTGGGGATGTCGGTGGCGGCAGTCGCCCAGTCGGCATCGAGGATGTTCCCCGCGCCGAGCATGTTGAGCTGCGACTTGTTGCCGGCCGGGATTTTGTAATCCACGGTGGCGTCACCGCCCGAAAAGCCGTGCCGCAGCTCGTCGCCGTCCTGCGAGTAGGAGTACTGGCCGCGGAGCATGGCGGCCGTCTGGAACTCGACGAGGTTGGCAAACCGCTGGGCCAGGTACAGCTCCTGCCGCGTGATGAAGGTCGCTCCGCCGCGGTCGAGAGCGCTGTCGGGCCCGCCGATCTTGCGGCGATTGAGCAGCTCCTCGTCCAAGAGCGGGATGCATTCGGCACTGCGCGGGAACGTCCCGTGCTGGTGCCCCATCTTCAGCGGCTTTTGGCGGCTGGCGGCCTGCGCGGGCACGCGGGCGGTCGCGATCTTCCGCGTGTGGTTGAAGATATCGAACGAGAAGTGCCGTCCCGACTGGCGATCGACGTTGTCGCCGCCGATCCCCCAGCCGAGCAGCCGCGACAGCGACGTGCCGGCGAGCTGGAGCTGGCTGATCGTCTTGAGGATCGTGTGGGGAGCGAGGACTTGAGATAACGATACGGACATTGGAAATTCCTTATTTGAAGATGAAAAACGAAGTTGTTGAATTGGAAGGTTGACTCCGAATGACCAATGTCCAATGACCTAATGACCAATGAAGAACGAGCCATTGGTCATTGGTGCTTGGTCGTTGGTCATTTCTGCGAAGCACACTACGCCACGGTCGCCGTCGTCCCGCCCAGGTTGCTCACGACCCATTTCAGCACGCTGTCGGCCGTGTACAGGCACTCGACCAGCGCGTGGCTGCCGATCTTCTGGCCGGCGGTCGTAAACGCGACGCTGGAGGCCGCCGCGTTCCCCTTGTGGATGATGTCGCCGCTGCCGGCGATCGTCAGGTCGAAGTCGGCCGTCTGCAAGAAGCGGAACGCCAGGCCGTTCTGCTTGGCCGGCAGCGTGAACACGACGGCGGCGGTCGCCAGGAACAAGAGGCCGTTATCCGCCTGCGTGACAACATAGTTAGCGCTCT